AAGTGATGGTGGTCTGTTGAATGTGATTTTAATTCCTTGTTGTACCCACAAATCATCTTCGAGGTCTTTTTGTTCTTTTGTATAAATAGGCTCAAATATTACATGACCCATCTTGCCACCTACTTCGGATGTTCCATCTGATGAAGCTATACTTCTAGGAACTCCAAATATTTGATAAAACCTGTTTTCAAGATAGCTAATCCATCCTGTTCTATCTTCGGAGCTTCTTGATGGGTATGCTTCGATTTTAACAGTATCCTTTGGTAAGCCAACCATTTCACCATTCTTAACAGCCTTTTCAATCTGTGAATTTGCATATGCAATCTTTCCTGACTTGTCTGTTTCATAATAAGCAATCCCAAGAGCCTTGTCTCTGTGTTTTATTATTCTTTCATCTTGTAATGCCTCGTTTAAGGCATCAACAATGAATTTTGCAGCTTCAACCTGACTTGTCCCATGTTGCTGGTCAGCAATCTGTTTGTTTGAAGAATGGAGCATATTTTCTTTTTTAACAGGCTTCCATTCTGAGCCAGTCCATATATCATACCTTTTGATTAAGCCTGATTTTGTGAAAACAACTCTAACTCTTTCAGGAGATACAGGTATCATGTTCAAAATCACATCTTTTTCATTTCTCTTGACTTCAATGAAAGCATCTCCAACAATTAGCTTCACAACTCCATGCTGCCACATTATTTTATTAAAGCTGGAATTTCCCATGCCTGTGATGTGGTCTAATTGAACTTTTAAAGTTGGGTCTTCAACTTTGTAACCTCTTGAAAAAGCCCAAGTGCATAAAGCATTTGCAGCATTGTAAATCTCTGCAATATTAAAGTAATAACCATAATTCTTTGGTGCATCTGCAAAATACCAATAACTTTCTTCTTGATTTGGAGTTATTGCGTCTAAAGTTTTAGAATTTACAATATAGTCAGGAACTCCTCCAGTGAAGTTTGTGGTTGTTGCTTGTGATAAATTTAGTTCTGCCATTTTATAAGTCTATTTTGAAAGGTATCCATATTTTAAATTGTGTTGTGCTTACAGGGTTATCTGTTGATGGAATTATATAATGCCCATCTCTATTCATAGGGTCTTGTCCAAAAGTTAAGACATTTGTGCTATCAGCAGCTGCTTCTTTGTCCCAACCCTCAACTGTAACTCTTAAAACATCTCCAATTCCAAAATTAGTCTCAGTCAAAGGAATTGCAAGAGCTGTCAGTTTATATCCATCGGTATCTGTTATCTCTGCTGTCGTTGCATTTCCTATTTCTGTCTCTGTAACTCCATCCCACTTACGCACCTTTATTGTAAACTTGCTGGTTACAACTTGAGTTCCTGATTTCCATTGATGAAATGTAAAATTAGTGTAAGCTGTGCCTTTAACTGTTCTTGGAGCATTGAATGCAGTCAAATCAAAATCAACATCCAAGTTTTTTACAAAATCAGTTGTTAATGCATGAGCTGATGTTGAATATTCTATCACATCAGAATATATTTGATTTTGTGATAAAATATTGTCCCCATTAGTTGCTAAAAGATAAAACATTGTAACTCCTGTCCCCTCTGCTAAATCTGAGTAACTATAACTAGCAACTGCACTCTCACTTGGAAGTGGAAAATTAATCGGCATCACCTCAGCCATTTTAATCTATATCCCCCACTCCTGAGAGTATGAACTCTTTGTATTTATTATCATCTGCAATTCTTTTAATTATATCAATGTATCTCGCCCAGAGAATATTAACCATCATTAAAGCCTCTTGTCTTGAACTGAAACCTGACATATCGTAATTGATTACAGCAATAGCAGCATAACAACTTGCAGCCTCTCTTAAAATTTCTTTTCCAATCGTGGAGACACTTGCATAATTTGTAACCCAGTCATACCTCGTGTCTAGACATATTTTACCCTCAGCTTTTTTTATATAAACATTTGTGTATGCCTCAGCCTTAGATGTTGCACTTGCGTTTGCTCCAGCTTCATAAACAACATTGCTGTTTGTGCATAAAGTTCCAGCTTCAACCATTAGATTTTGCTCCTAAGAATTGCTTTAATTTCTCCTCTCATAGTCTCAAATATTTCTCCTAGTGCATAAGTGTCGTTAGTAATTACATTCTTTTTTGCTTCCTCTCCTTTTGTATCTGCTTTGATTTTATCTTCTGTGGTATATTTGTCTTTGAAATTCATACCTTTAAGGAGAACACTCGTAATTTTAAACTTTTCGTTTGTAGATGCCATACTGCTCTCATGATACTTTGCACTGGATGGTTGTAATTTGAGCTTATAATTAGCTTTCCAGCATCTGAATATTCAAATTTATATGACTTTAAACTCTCTCTTATCTCAGGGTCTTGCAATAAGTTCACCTTGCCTTTTTCCATTAAATTGAGTAAGTTGAAAATCATGTCCTCGTAAAGTATACGCTTTCTTTTCTCGTCTTTGTAGTCTAAAGGTCTTGCTGAGTTGTTTAATGGAATTGTTTTGAATTTTGTATCATCCTCTTTGAGAAGTTCAGAGAAAACTCCGAAACCAATTCCACCATCATCAACATAAATTTTATTGAAATTGTATTTTTGATTTAAAGAGACAATTCTTTCTGTGGTCTCAGTTGTGTAGAGCTTAGTTGTGATGATGTGGTCTATTTGTATTGCAGTCTCGGTGTCTGAATTGATTTTAAAAATTGAGATTGAACCCTCATCTTTTCCCATTCCTGCAGGGTCAACTCCACAAACATAATCAAATGCATCACTGATATTGTTTGGTCTTGTCGCATTCATACATCTTGCAATTAATTTGTCAGGAAATATTTGTCTTGTTTTATCAGATGGAATTGCTAGATATTCCTGTTGATATTGAGCAGTTGTCATTCTCTTACGCTCGTTTTCCAGGTGGTGCAACATGATTGTTCTTTGTGGCTCAGGTCTTTGCTCAGCAACTTCCTCAGCATTAACTCTTATTACAGTGAACTCAGGGTCTGATAGTCTTTCATAAACATAACCCTCTGTGCTCCATGCAGTTCCAAGCATCCATATAAATCCACCTGTTGTAAGAAGCATGGGAGTTATTGCAGCAAATGCATCCTCAGGTATAAGTTGCATTTCTTCGAAAACTACTCCGTGAATTGTATGCTGTCTTGCTCCTGAGCCATCTGTTCCAACTGGTTCAGTGATTAATGTTGCTCCGTTTTTCAGAGAGAACTTTGTCTTGAGGGGTCTGTTTCCTTTAGAGTTGTTAATGGCTTTTGGATGGCTCGTGGCTATGTAGTTTAAAACCTTGTTGTATAATCCACTTGCTTGTCTTTCTACTCCGCTGACAATTAATATTTTTTTTCTTGGGTTGTTAAGTAAGAAGTCAGCAATCTTCTTCGCCATGATTTCTGATTTTCCAATCTGTCGCCCACACATTAATATCATGTGTCCAGTTGTTGAGAGAACTTGGCTTTGCCAGTTGTCCATTGTTGGATATTGCCATTTAACTTCAAGGTAAACCATAAAATATATATAGTGGTGCTACTTTATAAATATTGAGTGGGATGGGTTAAGTCTTTTTTCATCCTTTCAAACTAAGCAATCTTATTCGTGTGCCTGTCTCACTCTCTTTTTTTAAAATTTTTCTCGCTCAAATGGTAGGGGGGTTACAGGGGGGGTTCAACGTCGGCTTTCTCTCTAGGCCCTGAGTTATTCGGTGAAGCGAACAACTATACTGCTCGCTAACGCTCGCATATTGTAGTTACTAATGTAGTTACTAATGGAACATAGGCACTAAGACAAAGAGGATGGGGCAAGGGGGGTGAATGCACCTTGATTTCCTGTGGAAGACAATGCAACTTTCCACAGGTAAATCAAGGGTGCAGAGGGGGGAATTGCCACAGCCAAAGGGGAATGCGATGTGAAACTTACACTCACTTTTTGGAGAAGATAGTCTTGTGAGAATGTAGTTATTAAATGTAGTGGGTATGAGAAAGCGTAGCTTTCCCAAGTCACACATCTTAATAAATCTTTCCACAAATTGTTATGAAACAAAAAGTGAAATAAAGTGAACAGAAAAGTATATATACTAGTATCCCCTAACAAATATATCATTCTGAATAATGATAGTGAATTCTAATATAGTGAATAGTCTATTATAGTGATTTGTATGTATGTATGTATAGTTT